AATCGCTCTTGAATCAAAGAAAACACTCTTAGACCGCGAGGGTGCAATCGCTATCCTTCGTCAAGAACACAAAGGAATCGGTTTGATTTACGAGAAAAAGACAGACCGATCTGGGTTTACTCTGCCAACAAAGTATGAACAATATTGGCTCATCAAGCCCAAGAAAAACACACTCATCGGAAAGCGTGTTCAATCCGATATGAATAGAGTTTGTGAAAACCTAGAAAAGTGGCAATGGGCACTTGAGGATGCGCTTGGGCTTTATGAATCAGTCTATGCCAATCGTCAGTTTGAGTTAACCGTTTGCTTCCCAATGCCAGATGGTAGCGTACTGGTCAGCCAACCCAAAGAGGCAACGAAAACGCTCTCTAATGATTATCAAATCACCGAGGCGCAATTCAATGGACTCAAGGAGTTGGCAGATGATTAAATTTAGAGCATCAGCATTAGCCGACATCATGGCCGATGGCAAAGGTGAAGACGGTCTTTCCGTCGGAGCCAAGACGGCCATCACCAACATGGCAAAAGAGTTCATTTACGGCTATGACACTGTTGTAACCAGCAAGTACATGGACAAAGGTTTGCAGGTTGAAGATAAGTCGATTGCTCTGCTTAACTCTGTGCTGTTCACCAACTATGTGAAGAACACCGAGCGCAGGTCAAACGACTGGATTACCGGCGAATGCGACATTGTTGGCAAAGACAGGATTCACGACATCAAATCATCGTGGTCTTTGTCAACATTCCCTGTGTTGGCCTCTCAAGGTGAAGACAAAACCTATGAGTGGCAAGGCAGGGCGTACATGATGCTATGGGACATGGACATCTTTGAAATCGACTATTGTCTTGTCAATACGCCGGATTCATTGATTGGCTATGAACCTTACAACATCCACATCGTTGAACACATTGCTCCAGAACTTCGTGTAACGCGAGTGGTTTATGAAAGAGACAAGAAACTGGAAGACAAGATCAAACTCAAAGTTGATGCGGCACGAAAGTATTACGAGCAAGTCATCAAGGAAATATCACATCAACACACGTTCTGAAAGAAACAAATGCTCAACAAAGCACAAATTATTGGCCGAGTAGGCCGCGATCCTGAAGTACGCTATCTAACCAATGGTGATGCTGTTGTTAATGTCTCCGTGGCAACATCAGAACGCTGGAAAGACAAACAGACTGGCGAAATCAAGGAAACGACTGAATGGCATCGCGTGAATTTTTTTGGCCGTCTTGCAGAAATTGCTGGCGAATACGTCCAAAAAGGAACGCTACTATATGTTGAAGTCAAAATCAAAACGCGCAAATGGACAGACAAAGATGGCGTCGAAAAATACTCCACTGAAATTATTGGAGAAGCCATGAAATTGTTATCAAGCCGTGGAGATGGACAACCAAAGCAACAAGAACAACAGGCGCAACAGCCTAAACAAAATCAAAGTAGTGGCTTTGATGACATGGATGATGACATCCCGTTTTAACCCAAGAAAGGAAACCACATGAAAACACGCATCTACGTTACCGGCCACGGCCAACAAATCCGCATGGTTGAGGCTGTAAACCGACTCCAGGCTCTTGATTATGTTGCTCAAGGCATCATCAATGTGTCGGCAGTCAAGAAAGCCGAGTTGCCCGAACTGATCGCCAAAGGCATCAAGATCGAAAACGCCACCGGAATTAAAACTGAGGAAATCAAATGAGTTGGTCGTATTACGAGAATGAAGTGGAGGTCTGGGGTCATGCACGAGGCATCATTCAGAACGCTAAACCTATGGGTCAAGCAATCAAGACCTCTGAGGAAGTCAATGAATTGCTGGATGCGATCAATAGGGATGACAAGAAAGCAATCAAAGATGCCGTTGGAGACATATTTGTCACGCTGTTGATGCAGTGCGCGATTCAGGGCTTTACAGCAACTGAAGCACTTGAGGAAGCGTACAACCAAATCAAAGACCGTAAAGGCTATTTACGGGCTGACGGCGTGTTTGTAAAAGATGCTTGACCCTAATGTCGAGGCAGTCCGACAGAAGCTCAAACAACGGGCTGAAGTCGGGCTTGCCAAGTACAAGACAGACACGACTCGCCAAGACCTAACGCCTATTCAATGGCTGCAACACGCCCAGGAAGAAGCAATGGATTTGGCGGTTTACTTGGAACGAGTCATTGCTGACCTAAGCAAACTTCAGTCACATACGACTGAAGGGCTTTGAGTCTCAATCCGTTTTCGTCAGCAACTCGCGCCAACGATTGAGCAGCCTCAGAACACTCTCGGATGATTGTGTCTCTGGGGTCTGCATCAACTCTGGGGCAGGTGGCGGAATTTTGACGCTCTGAGTAGGAACGTAATTGGTCGCGCAACCTGTCAAGCTCATTGCGAGTACGGCCAACAACGGCATCAGACACTTTTTTTTGCTTGGCATACTCAACCTCTATCTGTTGTTTTTGCGTGACCAGTAGCTGTTCTGTTTCTCGGGCTTGCTTTTCGGTTTTGCGAACAGCCTCCATCATTTCCGCCCGCACTGTCTGTTTTCCGACAACGTAGGCTTTCCAATGAGTGGCTGTCAAAAAAGCGACAAACAGCAGCCCTATTGCAATTCGGAGATACATTGGGCGTGTTCCTTTTGTCTACGGTTTACCAAGCCCTGAACCTTGTTGCCTTTGACGTAAACCCAGCGAAGCATCTGGTCACAGGCTTCTCGGTATTTACCCTCATTCATAAGTCGTACCGCTGTTGAATTGCAGAATGCCGATGCGCCAATGTTGTAGGTAAAATTCACCCACACATCGTATTCATTTTGACTGAGTGGAACTTTGACGCATTGCCTGATTGCGCCTTCAAACTTGGTGACATCACGCAAAGCCAGTTTGACGCCTTGCACTGGAGTAATTTTGTCACCAGCCTTGACACCATCAGTCGTTCCAAAACCAATGGTGGGTACATCACCTTTTACGGGAATGATTGGAGTGTCTGACCAACCTTCAGCAACGATCAAGCCAACAAATGCCGCTGCGGATAATGCAAGACTGACAACGGCTTTCCGGTCATTCATCCTTGATTTCTTTGTAAATCTGCCACACTTTTTGGCAAATGAGCAAAAGGGTATAGATCAGGGTAGCCCAAAGGACCAGTTCACTGACCTGATACCCAAGCAAGGTTGCAATTGAAACAGTGGCTGGAGGCGCAGCTTTTGCTGTAATAGCTACTGCGGTTTCAGTTGTGTGCTGCGTCGTGCTCATGGGTTTCTACATGGTCAAAGGTCTTGGGAAATTGGCCTGCTGTCATGTAGTGCAGATTCTGTTGAATCCGAGTATCGTTAGGCGCAAATTCTAATGCCTTTTTTGTCAGATTAACAGCCTCGTCTTTCAGCCCAAGATTCCATGCAGCGATACTGGCGTAATCCCACGGCTTTTCGGTCCAGACACTCGGGTCCATTGTGTAAACCAACGCTTTGTCAGTAATCTGTAAGGCAGACTTGGCGGCGGCATATGATTCAGCCCATATTGCCAGTCGATAGCATTGGGCGCTTAATTCCACCCAAGGCTCTCTGGTTCCAGGAGCCTCCGCAACGGCCAAACGGAACCACTTTAAAGCCTCGTGCGGATTGCGTTTTTCTGAGTAAGCCTTGCCCAATAAACGCATGGCATAGCAACGCTCGTTAGGCCAGTTAGCCTCAGGCATTTCCAAATACTTTTTCAAGTAAACAATCGCCTCATCCCACCGGGCATAGAACGTCAGTTCTCGGGCATGATAGAAAGCATTACGAGGGCAATGTGGGTCTTCCTTGACCGCCAACTCTAGCAGCGGCATGTATTGACCACGAGATTTTGTCGGGTCAGGATGGTGACTCACCAACAGCTTGTCCGTATGAGCGTAGACCTCGGTTATTCGGCCATCAGGACGCGGGTACTCATGGACAGGGTGATGCCAGTGATACCCGTGACGATGGTGGATTTTCTCGTAGAAGAAACTGATTCCGCAACCCCAATCGAACTTGTAGCGTAACCGGGTTGTTTGCTCAGTCCAGACGCGCTCTATTTCCTCGCGCCAGCCCGGCTCCAGCACTTCATCAAGATCGAGTGAAATGCAGACATCAAAGTCACCAGGAATCAATGCAAGCGCCGTGTCACGGGCTTTGTCAAACCGCCAAGGCTTAACGCAAATATCATGGACTACAGCGCCACATTGAATGGCTCTGGAAACTGTTTCGTCTGTGGAGCCAGTGTCAGCAATGAGAATCAAGTCAGCGTCTTTGGCTGACTCACAGAACCGTTGGACAAACTGTTCTTCGTTCTTGCTGATTGCGTATACGGCAATTTTTAGTGTCATGTTGTTTGATAAATATAGTTACATGTTGTCTTTTGCGGCTTGCCATCTATCAATCAAAAATTGATAGGGTGACAAATCATCAATTCTTGTATTTGAATCCTTATTGTCAATCCATTCTATTTCTCCCCATGTGTCATACCATTGAATGGCATGAATTTTAGGATCAACTCCAGTCATGTCCAGGCCAAGAAGACCATATTTATCTTTGTCATTGACCCCTACACCAACATATCCATCAGAAGGAATTATTGAAATACGCATTACTTATCTCCAATAAGTTTATTGTTTGATGAT